TTCCAACCCCTCCAGGTCATGAAGGCCCAGCCGATGTGATCTCTGCTGGTTGGGTTGAACTCCTTCAGCTTTGTGAATGGTGCGTCCTTGATGTACCCCCGTGTTGCGTTGGGACGCTTAGGAGTCATCTGTCCACCATCCACATAAGGGAAGGTGGCACGCATCTGATCGGCCAGCTGGTCCATTTCTGTTCTGAGAACGGACTCTAGTTGCTGTGCCTTCTTTACATCAAAGGGCCATCCAGAGGTTTCCTGCTTGGCCATGATCGCGGCAACGTCATGCTCAAGTTGAATGGAATCTTCGAACTTGTTCAGCTTATCCGAGAACAACTGAAACAATGTCATGCCGACGTGAACATCCTGCTCGCAGTAGTCCTCCATCTCCTTTGACCAGTCGGACCAGTCGGTTGTCTTTGCGAACTGACCTTTGTAATCACCGAGACGGTAGCCCCAAGATTCAAGGGAATGTCTACCAAACAACTTGCTTGGCATTCCAATTGGCTTCTTGCGGAAGTCTCTGGAAAGGATGTCTGGAAAGAACATCCGACTCATGATCAAGGTGTCGTAGATCCGCCCTTTGGGTTCAAAGAATGGATAGAGACTTTGGATCACGGGAATGTCAAACCCAACAATGTTGTGGCCGACAAGTTCCTCCGCACACTCAAGAATGGTTACACCTACGGTTACGGATTCTGCTGACCCACTATCGTTGTACCGGAAGACCTGTCCACTGTCCAGATCTTTAGCAACAATACAGTGAATCTGATCTAATCCTTGCCGTGGTAGTCCATTTGTTTCAATGTCGAACAGTAGCCTCATGACCACTGTCCCGGCTGTTCGGCATCAAGGGCTGCTTGAGTGTGAGCATCGGGCCTTCCGCACTCGGTACAGAAGTAGCCTTGCGGATATTCCTCAGAGTAGAAAAAGGAATCAGAGCCGCAGGAACAAAGATCATTAGAAGTCAGTGTAGTCATCGGGAATGTTTGGTTTGGACTTGGTCAGTTCAACCACATCGGACTCAACCATCCTACCAGTGTTGCCATCAAAGCTGACGGCTCCAGCTGGACCAGTCTTGCCGTTGAATCGATTCTTCAGCACACGAATGTTGGAAGTACTGTCGCCTGCTGATAGATTTCGCTCAAGAGCAATGACCATGTCAGAAAGTTGCACGATACTGTGACTGCCACGAAGGTGACCTAGGCTGACCTGTGCCCCATCCTCGTGGCCCTTGTCATTCTGTGGTCGCTTGAGGTGGCTAATCAGAATCATGCCAATGCCAGTCTCCTCCACAAAGGAACGGAGCTTGGTCATTGTCAGGTCAATCAGCTTTCTTTCATCATGCGACTCATTGCCACTCATCAAGATTGAGAGGTGATCGAGGATGATCCACCCAACCTCTTTGGCGAGTGCCATGAATCGACAGTCGGAAAGAATTGCATCAGGGTCCACAGAACCAAAACCATCTCGCAGATAAACCCTGCCGGTACCGAGCGAGGCTTCGAATGCCGCCTTGAGATCATCTGTTGGAAGTTCATTGTTGAGGTGAAGTGGTCGGTTGGCCTTGACGGACATCAAGCGAAGAGCAGTCCGTTGAAGACTCTCCTCAAGGGCAATATAGCCCACACTCTGGTCCTGGTCAACCAACTTCTGAGCTACCTCTCCACAAAATGTGGATTTACCAACACCCGATCCGGCGGTAACGGTAACCAGCTCGCCTCTGCGAAGTCCTCCGGTGATGGAGTTGAGAGCAGAGAAAGGCCAGTCAGCGTCTCGACCATGAAGGGGACGAGTGGCCAGATCGAAAAGTTCACGCCCATCAATGACGGTCTTTGGTGAGAATGGTTTCTTGTTCCACAGCGCCTGTCTGATTGCGTCGTTGTCCTTGGCAATCAGCGCCTCGTTGGCATCCTTGTAGGGGCTGGTTCTGGCAATGAAGAGCCGATCGTGTGGAAAGAGACTCGCACAGTCTTGTGCTGCTTGGATTCCAGCGTCATCATTGTCAAACAGGAGAATGATCTCCTCAAACCCCAGAAGCCATTTCAGCTGGTGCTGGAGGGCACGCTTAGCGCCTTGGGCCCCGTTTGGAACGGAGACCACGGGCCAGCTATTGCGGACCTGAAACACGCTAAGGCAGTCAAACTCGCCCTCCGTGATAACGATGGACTTGCCTTGGCCCCATAGCTGTTGACCGAAGAGCGTGTGGTCTTCATTCTTTCCTACCCACCGAAAATCCTTCTCAACATCACGAGCTTTATACGCGATGAGTTGTCCAGATTGTGAGTAGTAGGGAAACTGAATAACCTTCGAATCCCGATCAAGGCGAACGTTAAATTTGCGGCAGGTTTCTTCAAGGATGTTTCTGGTCCGAAGGGGAACAACGTCCCCGGTGAGTTCCATGATGCGACGATGTGGCTTGTGAACAGTGGTGATGTCGGAGTCAGCGCCAGGGTCCCAGTGACCGCAGGAGAAGCAATACGAATGGCCATCAGTGTAGATACCATTTGCATCGCTACTCCCACAGACTGGACAGGGCTCATGCCTCACGAACTCTGATTCGGAGTCATGCTGTCGAACCATTCGAGGGGAATGTTATGAGAGGGTGCCCACAGAAAGCCATGCTTCTCCGCCCACATAGCGTAGGTGGTCTCGCTGTCCTTTGTGAGTGTATTGTAAGGTGCTTGAAACACCAGACGGATGTCTCGTTCTGGGTGCTGCTTTTTGACGGCAAGCATCTTCCTCCGATCCTCAGGCTTGAAGTAGCCCTTGGCTTCCAGGATGACCCCATTCGGTAAGATAAAGTCTGGTGTGTATACAGCTGAAACGGTGTAGTTTAGACGCAGTGTCTCATACTCAAACGGTTGCCCATTGAGTTCGAACCACCGGGCCAGCTTTTCTTCAAGTCGGCTCCGGTACTTTGTCATTAGAACGGAAGATCGTCGTCTTCGTAGTTAGAAGGACCGGGGCCTGGGTCTTCGGAGGGTTCAAAAGAAGGGCTATCAGCCTTGAATCCATCCGCTTTGCCAAAGAGAGCTGCCACTTCAGTTTCATCCAGCCCGCCGCTGTCAGAACCTCCAGAGCTAACCAGCTTGAGAATTTGAGCCCCTCGTACCTTGAGGGAACAGCCAACCTTAGTGGCATAAACATAAGGACGAAGATCAATGATCAGTTTGACAACTGTGCCTTTCCAGATCTGAGTATCGAGATCAATGGGCACGCCATCAGTATCCACCCACGGGAACATAGGGGCAGAAGCATCTCCACCATAGGAGTATTTGACAAGACCTTCGTCGTCCCACTTAGGAAGCTCTTCGGTGTGACGTTTGCCTGACATCTTGTTCTTGGCCACGGCAATGGCCTTGTCATAGGCTGCGTCAAACGTTCCGAGCTGGTCTTGGGGAATACGGAAGCTGATCGAGCAGTTGTTAAACTTACCCGAGGGCTTGAGGGCGTTGATGTAGCCTTCCAGCGTGGTGGTGATGATGAAACGTCCTTCGGACATAAGTAGGTAGCGGTGGTTTGTTAAAGGATGAGCGTGATCAGTCGTCATCTTCCGTTGAGGGAAGACCAGCAATCTCAATGCTGTCGATGATGCTCTCCAGATCCTCGGTGGCAAAGCCTTCGTTAACGATGTCGTAGCCAACCTCATAGGCAGCCAGACAACCATCAATGCTGAAGCCCTTCGATGCCGCAATCACAAAGGCAGCATCACCAAGAAATTCGCCAAGATACTCGAAGAAGGTTTGACCAGGGCAAGACTTGTTCTCTTCAAACTCATCGTAGAGAAAAGAAACAACGTGGGGATTGAACCCAGTCAGATCAATTGCCAGATCAATGATCTCTTGAGCAGGTGTGGGCGCGGTCATGTTTAACAAAAGAAGTAAGCAGAGGATTGAACATCATTGATGTCCAACGTGTTTTGCATCACGGATTCGTCGAACTCCACCCCAAGAGATTCCGACCACTGTTTAAGGATCGGCTGGGAATAGATCTCAACGAACTTGTCCCGTATTGCAAAGGCCATCTGATCCATGTCGCAGGACCTGCCAAGCACGCAATCATGAATGACGGTGAATGGCTTGATCCATTCGGCAAAGACCAGATGAAGTAGAGCAGCATCCAGGCTATGAATCAGGTTTGGGCTGGCAGCAGTTCGTGATCGATTAAGATCGACCTGTCTGTCCTCCCATTCCTTGTTAAGCCAGGTCTGCATCCGTTGACCAAGGAGACGTGTCTGAACAGGCTTGAGTTCAATCTTTCGGTATTCCTGAATGACATGAAATCCAGAAGGTGTGGTCCACTCAATGGTGGCATTGCCCTCCTTGATCTTCTGTCCAGCAACCCGTTGAATGAATGTCATGGACGCACACGGACCAGCAAAGACCTGCCTCACTGCGTACCGGTAGACGGCCTTGACGATTGCCTGTAACTCTCCCTTCTCCAGCTCCACCCCCTTGAGTTCCTGCCTGATGTAGTCCCGTGCGCTGCCCTCAGTGACCCCATACGGTGTGGTCATGACAGTTCGCTTGGTCACCTTGCGGTTCATCAGGTGGTGGAGATGTTCTGGAAGTACATCCTTGGCCTTTTCAGCAACGATGGCATATCCATCAGACGGTTTATTTGTGGGAACCACATTGACCATCTGAGCAGCAGTCTTATCAAGTGCAAGAGCCGATAGATGTTGAAGACCAGAGCAGGTAGCATCAACAGACACAGGAAGACCAGATGTCTGCTTCTCCTTTGTGATTACGCATTGATGATACTCAATGGCAGCAGCCAAGAAGCACCAGGGCTCCTCAACCTTTGACCACTCAGGAATTGTTCCCTCTGGATCCTCAGCAATCCTACTGATCAACTCATGATTAGACCGAGTCCATTGGATTCGATCATCCATCGTTGCTTTGTCCAGTCCATAGGTAGTAGCAACCTGAAAGGCTAACCACCACTCATTAACAGGACCTTCCTTATTGAAATAGATGAGGCTCTTGTCGAAGTCAGTTCCCTGAGGGCTGAGGCTTGTGGGAATTGGATAGCAACGGCCCCGAAAGTCAAATGACCAGGGAATCCAGAAGACATCGTCCTTGTATTTGTTCGCCACAAAGACTGCCTCTGTGGTTCTGTAGTTCTTCTGTGCCAGTCCCGAGTTTCTATCTTCGATCTCTGTTCGAGTCCTTCGATAGTACAGCTGCTCCTCTTCGGAGGCTGATTCCCAGGGGTCTGGCTTTGGCGGTGGAGGTGATGGCTCCTCAGCTCGGAACTTACCCACAGTAATGCGGCGTTCCATACAGAAGTTGGCTACGTCAAGGACGCGGCTGTTGATCCGGTAGGGGACCTTCTGGAGACGGTTCAGCATGGCTAGTGCCCTGCTTCCGTATAGGGGCAAGTGCCTTTTCTTGAAACGGGTCCC